AGAAAATGGATTTCTATTTGTGCCCAAAAATGGGCCATTGGTGTAACTGTCCAGAGCCATTTTGAGCCTTTAAGTTGAAAGTCTCACGCCACCAAATACGTCACGAATTGTGCTGCAAACTCGCTTTTCAGCAAATAAAGTCAAAAATCCTGGCTGTGTTTGTTCAAACCATTGGAATGACATTTCTTCATGGTCGGCAATCGTGACAAATCGCTCCCATGCTGCCAAATAAATTGGGAAATTGCCATCACCAATTTGCTGCATATAGGGATTGGGAATCACTCGATGGCCAAAAATATTGCCGACTGAATAGCCGTCTTTATCGCCAATTTCAAGAAATAGTGGCAAACCACCAGAGTCCTTCAATTCACGCAAATAAGCAATGGTATTGGGATGCATCATCCATGCTGTGGATGGCATATTGTAGTATTGGGGAGGCAATGCAGCATTGAGTGCAGCAATGTCGTTATAAACAATTGCACCGCCAGTGGTGGATGACACTGTCAAAACTGTGTGAATACCATTGGTGATGGCCGATCCATTCGATCCAAATGCAGCTGTTGATCCACTGGTATAACTATTCAAACCACGCAATCCCAATGTACCACCATAAACAGTCGTTGTCGTGCCAGACTGGTCATTGTTCAACATCATGGATAATGCTTCTTGCTGTGAAAACTCTAAACCGACATCGGTCAAAATGGTTTCATTCAAAGCATTGATATCGCTCAAAACTGCTGTACGAACTGGCACTTGAGCTGCAATTGATCTGATGGGCAATTGCCAAAATGATGTGGCAGTGTTGGGTGTTCCCACGTTGGGTGTGAATGTATATCCCCAAGGATTGGTCGGATTGGTCACATTACCAGTCTTGACCACAAATGCCTCATCTGAGCCAATGGTCATAATTTCTCTTGATCCAGCTGCTCTGAATGGGTTTGCTAAACGCAATGCTGCAAACGCATCATCATAAATAACTCGACCACCGACACCAGAGCCTGAGCCAGTGAGTGCTGATGCCTCTTTCAAATTGATCGTCACTCGCTTTTGCTTTGTGAGTGATTTTTGAATGGCCTCAAGAATGATGTTTGTGCTCATAAATAAATCCAAAAAATTTTAATGATAAAAAGGTAGGGGAGCAATGCTCCCCCACACTTTTAGTTTGCTGCCGTAGCAGTTGATCGATAAGCAATGATCGAGAATGGATCAACGTTAGATGCAGCCAAACGCTTCTCACCGAAGAATGTGATATAGCCTGGCAATGTCTGATCGTATCTGCGTAGGATCATGTTCAAACGATCGACAATGGTGTGGCCACGTTGCCAGTCCCCAAAGTACATTGGGAACTTGTTCAATGTACCAGCTGATGCTGTGGTGGTTTGTGATGGATTATCAAGGTACTTGTTGACCACCACATCAAAGCCAAGCATTGTGCCCACGATACCTGTGCCAGGGCCATCGTTCAAGGGATGCATACGCTCGAAAATTGGTGTGCCATTAGAGTCTTTCAATCCGCGGATTTGAGACAACATGAATGGGTTTACCAAGAACTTAGCAGTAGGAGTCCAGTATTGTTGTGGCAATGAGTAGATGAAATTGACCACATCGGTATACGTTACATTGGCTGCGCCAACAGTATTGCCGTTAGTTGTCAATTGATCATAAACAGCCAAACTGTTCAAACCATTGCTAGTTGAAATACCAGACGAACCGAATGCAGCAGTAGTAATTGCACCACCACTGTATGAACCAGCTGCGCCATTATTTGCATATTGATTCAAACCACGCAAACCTTGAGTGCCACCATATGTATTGGGTGAATCAGTTTGATCGTTGTTTTGGATCATGGATTGACCCTCGACCTGGCTGAATTCCATTAGCATATCGTCAACAACATTGGCCTCTAAGCCATCGATGTCATCGAGTGCAGCAGTACGGATTGGGAATTGCACGTTCAAGTCTTGCAAAACCAATTGCCAAATATTGGTGTTTTCGGTTGTTGCTGAACCATTGTTCTGAATGGAATAGCCCCAAGTTGCACCAGCATTACCGACTTTAGCCCTGAACTGATAGGTTGAACCTTCAGTGGTCACGTTGCGAGACAAACCACGCATGGGGTTAATCAAACGCAATGTGTGGAATACTGGATCGTAGGCTGTGCGACCACCGACATTGTAACCGCCACCAGTCAATGCAGAACTTTCCTTCAAGTATGCTTGATACTGATCATCAGATTCAAACAATTTGATTTCTTTTTCCATTTTGCCTTTTTTGACAAATTTGGATAATTGCTCACGAACCATCTTGTTCACATCGCCTTTGATGGATTTGGATGGTTTGATAATGGATGGAGCTGTATTGATCTCAGACAATTTGGCCTCGATGGCTGCCAATTTCTCTGTGGTTGCAACAGAAATTTCTTCCACTTTTGCTAGGGTTTCGGCTTTGACTTCTTCAATCTTGGCCACGTTTGATGCCTCAATGGCATCGACTTTTTCAAGAATTTTTTCGACTGACATAATAATTTCCTTATTTAAGACGCTTTGAAAGTGCTTTCAACAATTCTCTGTGCGTTAACGCCTCAAGAATTGAATCGGCCTCGTTGACCACCGCATCCGATTCGCTCGGCTTTGGGGTTTCCTGAATAGTTTGCTTGGCGGCATCACGCTGCTCAAGTATTTTCTTCAGTATTGAAGATGCAGTGGTCGCATCTTTTCGTGAAAATCCTGCATCACGCAGTGTTTTCTCGATCATCCTTGGATTCGCCTGGCCTTGGCCATCGAAATACTCAAGATTCATTACTTCCGCTTTGGGATTGTTTGGATACATAACGACAGACACCTCACGCAAACCGCCTTTGGTGATCTGGAAATAGGATTCATCGTCATCATCATCATCACATGGATTGCCATCGGCATCGACCATCTGGGCCTCATCGGCATATGCACCGACTGAAACCCCACCAAACATATTGGGTGATTCTTTTAAGACGTTGTAGAGGTCAGAGCCACCGACTGTGCTTAAATATAATTTGCCCTCGGCAGTCATGCCATCATCATCGAATTGGAATTCATTCCATTCCCCGACTGGCATTCCCATATCATTGTGATTCAAAAACATTGGCAGTGGTTTGCCAGATTTTGCAAATTCATTGGCCCAGTCCATGAATCCTTCAGGCTGGTAATTGAATTTTCTGCCATCCTCGCCATCCCTTGGCCCCCAAGTGGTGACTTTGGCTGCAATTTTTCCACTAGGTGAGTTTTTTTGGTCTGCCTCTTTTTTTAGACTGACCTTTGCCTCGCAAATTAAATTCAATGTTTGCTTCATTGATTACCCCATTATGTATAGACTGATTATTATCTTGTATTGTAGGGGTTTTCTCGGGAATTTGTGGTAGTTTAACACTAGCCACTTTGGTTTGTGAAGTCAAAACCCGAATTATTTTTTTTGTATTGTTCATTATTTTGCAGTATTAATGGCCATTTTTGGTGCCGTTGATCCACCACCGCCACCTGTATCCTGTGGGCTGGATCCAGCAATTGGATCGATTTTGGCCACTGGTTTACCAGCAATTGGCACATTGGTTTTAGAAATGCCAGCTGGATTCAGTGCTGGCAATTCATCCCCGCCATCGACCTTGGCCATATTCAAATATTCTCTGGCCTCATTGGGTGTGAATATTCCAGCTGAAACACCAGCAGTGACAAAATTCATTTGATCGAGTGCAGCACCTTTTAAGAAATCCTTAGTGTCGAATCTGAGACACAAATTTGGATATCCACGAAATAATTGCTTGTTGAATTTTTGCTCGATGTTGATGATCATCGGATACATTGTCGTTTTGTAAAATTCATCGAGCAATGTTTGCGTGTTGTTGTATTTGCCGACCTCGAGGCCCAGCAGCTGTGCTGGCACACCAAACAATGCACAAATGCGCTTGGTGGTTTGGTCTTTCAATTTGGCTGCATCAGCATCTTGCAAAGTCAACATTTTGACTGTTTCAAATGTCATGCCCTGATCAAGCAGCATTCCTTGACCAGGCTTGCTGGTATCGGTCGGCTTGGATCCAGTCATCGATGCCCATGCCTCTTTTAACCTGGCTGCAATCTCCTTGTATTTGGCATCTGGAATCACCTGATCTGTCTTAAATAAGCCACTGGGTTTTGCACCATTTTGCATGATGTAGTTGGCATACAAATCAATATCAGTGTCGAGTGCCACCAGCTCTGTGGCCAAAATACCCTTATTAAAACCAGCCGAGCCTTGCCACGCTGCCTCAGTAATATGGATCACCTGGTAAGGCAACAATGGCTCATCCATGTTAAAACCATAGGTCGGTGTGGACATCCGATAACTTGGATATCGCAAATTGGTCATCTGCACTGTGATCAATGTGGCATCGAGGTTATACATCTCGATTGGGGTCTGCATCGAATCTTTATTGTCTTTTCTCAATAGCAAAGTAAAGCACTCACCAGCCAAATCTTGCCACATTGACCACTGATACCAAAATTCATATGCGTTTTGAAAATTATTGGGATCTTGCAATAAATTCAATACTTGCTTGGCCTTGGTCTTGTCTCTAGTGCCTGGCAAATTGGATTCCAGCGCATTGACAAATGTGCCATCATCCAATTTGTACATAATGCTGATACCGCACTGGGCCAATGCTCTGGCCTTGACCCCCACGCATGACATGATCGTGCTGTTGCGTGATAGCACCGACATATCCACAATGCGGCCAGCATTGGTGACGCTGCTGGTAGTTATGTACAGAAGTTGAAAGGCAGAACCCTGTTGTCCGTTTTGATTGGTACGGACAATTTGATTTCCAAG